CCAAACGTCCCAGAATCGCGGTCAACGTAGCGGCTAATAGGAGGAGCCAACTCAGGAGTGGTAGTGTAACCCCGAAGATCAATGTTATTGTAACTACAAGAAGCGGTAGGAGCAATGGCAAAGGCCCGGTGCATACCCGCTTGACGTGCAATTTGAGCGGCAATCTCAATCGACTTGGCAAGCTCTGAGACGAGGATATACGCTGGTGTATGTATGGGTTGGTGCGAGTGATAAGCATCGAGAGCTTCTCCAAATTCTTTGTAGGTTACATTGTTTTGACAAAGGAAATTAGCCAACCCAAGTACACCTAGTCCCACCTGCTTATCAATCTCTGGCGAAAGATACTCTCCTGTTTCTCCAACGCCAGTACGGGCATGAAGATTAACAAGAGAAGTCATTCCTTCTACGAAAGCAGGGGTGAGATCTTCAAACTTACAAGCACCCAGATTGACGTGCTGAAGTAGACAAGTCCCACGGCTAGGAAGATAAACTTCAAGGCAGACATTTCCATAAATACGATTACCTTCTGCGTCGTAGCGAATCTTGTTAAGCCAAATGTCACCCTTCTTGATACCCTCAAGGGTGGCTTCAATCAGCTCGGGCGACGCACTAAGAAGGAACCCAGGGTCCACATTGAGACAACGCTTTACCCAAGACAACTCAGCCCGGCTAGCCTTGATAAATTCAATAGCATCAGGATGTGTGTAGTCAAGGTGGCACACAACAGCACCATTCTTATACACACCACCCCTACGCAGAGTCTCATTCAAGACAGAGTAGATCTTGGCGAATGACACAGGGCCTGACGCCATGAGTCCTCTTCCATTCTCGCTGCCTCGTTCACGGAGTTTAGAAAGGTGGACAGCAACTCCTGCTCCGTTTCGGAGAGCGTGTGAGACGAACCTCCAAGAGGCTTCGATGCCGTTCTCTCCTTCCATGCTGTCCTCAACAACGAAGACGGTACAGGAGACGGGGAGGCGGGACTCAGGGTTGTCGATCCAGTTTTGAACACGTCCGGTACGGGCAATGGTGTTAGGGGTGTCTCCAAGGTCAGCGAAGGCAGTCATACGAGGTCGTCAAGAAATGGTGGTTGGTAGTTTGGCCCCTTGAGTATCTTACCATCTTCGCGGCGGAGAGGCTTCCCGTCCACGAACTTGCTCATGTTGGATTCAAACACACGCTTGAGGGCGATGTCCAGGTTCCAGTTGCGAGCAACGGCATATTGGTAGCAAACAAAAACAAGATCAGCAAGTTCCTTTAGGGTATGGATCTTGTCTTCATCAGTATCCTCATTGATGTGTGCTTCAAGAAGTTCATTGAATTCCTCTCGTATGAGAGTCATTTGCATCTCTTGAACCCGCTCATCATCTGGATCAATGGATTGTTCAGCGGCAAGTCGGAAGACAAACGCCTGTTCAATTAGATGTTCAGGGGTTTCCATTGGTGGTTAGTGCTTTGATTTTACGGTCAACATAGGCTTTAACTTTGAGCCAGTCGTCGATCTCAGACTCCTGATCTTTGTGGCCAGCACGGCAGATATACTTAATGACATTGCCAGCCAGAAAATCCAACTGCTGATCCACAATAAAATCCCAAACCTGGATACGTCCACGCTGATAATGTTGGGGGTCATACTTCGTCACGGAAGAATTCTCGATAGGCTGGGTTGTTTCGGATTCCTCGGAGTTGCTGGTCCCGTAGAAATCGTCCCACTGGTCCCGGTCGTAAACATTGTTTGTCATACCAAAATCGGATTCTAAATACTCCTTGATAGATACGTAGTCTGCTGTTGATAAATTGTTCACTTATCCTTAACTTAAGATAGTACGGAAGGTTAGGCTCAAGGATATAGACAATAGCCAGCAGTAAGCCTAGGTCTAATCCGATGTAGGTGGGGTCCATAAAATAGGTTCCTTCGTTGTTGAGTTGTACTCTCCAGGCCGAAGGATCCGTGCCAATCGAGCATTGCGAATGGCGTCTTCTTCAGTCTGCCCCGCTTTGATGTAGCTGGCCAAGATGGCCTCCCATGGATCCTTAGCATCATCAAGGATCTTCTTTGCTCCAACACCACCGATACCAGGAACACCTTTGTACCCATCCACAGGATCTCCTGTAAGACATTGGGTCCAGAACCAATAGTCAGCTTCCTCAGGGGTTACATCAAATTCCTTCTCGCCATTAAACAAGCGACAAGAGATCTGTTTCATGTCCTTGTCAGGAGAGACAAGAACGAACTCACGAGGATCTAGGTGACACTCTAAACCAAGAGCATCATCAGCTTCAATGTTCTTGTAGCGAACTACCTTATAATGTTTAGAGCACCAGTCTAGGAGTCTCCGGTAGCCCACAGGTTTCCTTTTAGTGCGTTTTCCCTTGTAGTCGGGACATACAGTCTTACGGAAGTTGTTGGTGTCTGAGAAGTAGAGTGTGACCCAATCGGTGTCGAATCTTGAGCGGAGGTTATTGAGTTCTCCTTCAAAGATGTCAAGGACAACTCGGAAGTTACTGGCGATGGTGATGAGGTCATCGCCCCAATCAAGTTCAGTTTCAGCCGATTGACAAGCGCGGTAAGCATAGAAGTCAGCGTCAACACGCAATTGGAGATCAGTGGCAGTCCGCCCACGAGAGGCCGCTTTTTGCTTCAGAGGCAAGTGGGACTTTGAGGTTGTAGTATTCGCCCGCTTGGACGATTGACCATTCAAGTTGGAATTTGAAGTCATTGATTAGTTGTGGTTTAACAGCGAGTTGAATTTCATCGTGGATCCATCCGAGCCATTGGTAATCAATGCCCCACTGGTAACCAACTTCATTAATTATGTTGTAGGCAATGACATTCCACCGCTTACAAACAATAGCTCCAGCACTTTGGAGGAGGTAGTTAAGAGCAGCGTGTTTCTTTCCTTGGAGCAGGATGGGACGACCATCAAGACCCCTGAGAACATCAGAGGCTGACTTTTTATTGACCATGTTGAGAAGATCCTCAAGTCCAGGAATTGCTTCAAGGAACTTGGCACGAATCTTTTTCCCTAGTGCTGCCGCCTTCTTATCATCTAGGGACTTGTCCAAGGACACCCCGATCTTCTTGTCGGAGGCACCATAGATGAAGGCATACGTCAGGGTCTTAACGTCCTTGCGTGAGCAGCCAACTCGATCAGCATTTTGTTGATGAATGTCCCCATTGACAACAACGTCAGCAAAAGACCCTCCATCGAAATAAGAAAGATAATGACCAAGCATACGAAGCTCCAAGCCAGAAGCATCCGCACCCACCTGAGCCATGCCTTGACCCGGTAGAAACAACTTACGGCAGCGCGGATCACTGCTCGTCTGTCCAAGATTGGGACGTGAGTGTGCATTACGACCTGTGTTGGTTGCGAGTTGACATACGTGGTGGATACGCCCCTCTTTAGTGACTACCTTGAGCCAGGCATTGGCACCATCAGAGAGCTGTCCAAGGGCCTTTTGTAGTTCAAGGATACGGGCAAAGATCAGGGACTCTTGCGTATCAATACCCATCAATACGCCTTCATCAATCTTAGGGCGGCCACTGTTGGTAAATACCTCAGGTTGCCATCCCCTCCATGTCATGAAGGCCCAGCCGATGTGATCACGACTTGTTGGATTGAACTCCTTAAGCTTCGTGAAGGGGGCATCTTTGACATAACCACGGGTAGAGTTACGCACTTTGGGTGTCATCTGTCCCCCATCAACATACGGAAAGGTTTCCCGCATCTTGTCTGCTAGTTGATCCATCTCTGTTCGGAGAGTGGCTTCTAACTTTTGAGCAGCAACAACATCGAAGGGCCAGCCTGATACTTCCTGCTTAGCCATGATCGTGGCCAAGTCATGCTCCAACTTAATGGAGTCAGCATATCGGGTAAGGCGATCATTTGCTGACATCAGCTGGAACAGGGAATCACAGACGTGAACATCCTGCTCACAATAATCCTCCATCTCTTGGGACCAGTCAGCCCAGTCCGTAGTCTTACCAAATTCACCCTTGTAATCACCAAGGCGATAACCCCATGCCTCTAAAGCGTGCCTGCCAAATTGCTTTGGGGGCATACCAATGGGCTTTTTGCGGAAGTCCCTAGACAGAATGTCCGGGTAGAACATCCGGCTAAGGATTAGAGTGTCGAATAGGGCGGCTTTGGTTTGGAAGAACGGGTAGATTTGCTGTATAACTGGTATGTCAAAGCCAACAATATTATGGCCGATGAGAACATCAGCCTCTTGGAGAAGGGTAATACCATTGGTTACAGAATTAGAAGAGCCTGTGTCGTTAAAGCGAAATACATCTCCACTGTCGATGTCTTTGGCGACAATACAATGAATGTGATCTAGCCCCTTACGGGGTAGGCCGTTGGTTTCAATGTCGAATAGTAATCTCATTCGGGCAGGGCCTCCAGTGCGCGACCAAGTGGTTCGATGATGTTTGGATCTGAAGTCCGTTGCTTTAACAGTTCCAGTGCTGCGAATCCTTGCTCCTTCAAACTCGGCGGTTTGGGGCGCATTGCCTCTTTCAAAGATTCACCCATTGGAATAATCCTTAGATGCGGTTCATTCAATGCATTGTGATCTAGCCATTCTGCATCTTCCGCAAGTTGTTGGTCAGCACCCCATTGGGCGGCGCGTGTAGCAATATGAAATTCATAAAGCCAATCGCGTTCGTCGTAACATTTTTCAGAAGCCCACTGCTCCATGAGTTCACGAGGTGGCACGGCGTAGTCAGTCATCGCTCAGCCTCCCGCTCAAGCACGGATGTGCAGCACCTAGCACAGCACGGGCATACTCCAGTGCAGCGGTGTTAAGCGCCACGCGGAAGATGCCGGGCTTGACTTGACCACCAGTCGCATCGCTGCAAACCCTGGCCGCATAGGAGAACTCATCTCGCATGGCCTCAGGCATAAGTGCTAACAGTTCTTGGTCAGTCATTGAGGGCCTCCAATGCGCGGCGGATGGTAACTACTTGCTCAGGAGTCGGACCCTGATCGTGGATGCCATGAAGAGCGGCAAGCGCTTGCTCCTTCAAACTCGGCGGCTTGGGGCGGCGATAGTTATAGAACTCAATCACATCTTCTTCCTCCCACGCAGCGCACTGTTTGAGATAATTTCCACAGGCGATTAGCTCCTGGTCAGCGCCCCATTGGGCGCCACGCAAGGCCAGAAAACCAAGCTCGTCATTGTCGCCTGGCGCCTTGTAGATCCACTCATTGCGCCACTGATCTATCAGCTCCGGCGGTGGGGTAATGGGGTGTTTGTCATTCATGACCAATTGCCGGGTTCTTCCCGGTCGAGAAGTTCTTGTGTCTTGGCGGATGGTGTGCCACATTCTTCGCAGAACCAGCCACCAGGAATCATTTCACTGTAAATGAATTGGTTCCATCCACACGTATTACAAACCTCATCAGAATCCACATTCATAGTCATCGTCATTGTTTTTGGTGGTGGGCTTGAAGGCAGTGGTGAGGTCTTCCGTCATTCTACCAGTAGATCCGTTAAACGCAATGGTTCCAGCCTGTCCTGTCTGCCCGTTGAAACGGTTCTTAAGGACTCGGATGTTGGCCATGTTGTCCCCGGCAGAAAGGTTCCGCTCAAGGGCAATCACCATATCCGATAGCTGAACGATGCTGTGGCTGCCCCGTAGCTGGCCTAGGCTGACCTGTTGGCCGTCCTCATGCCCCTTGTCACCCTGAGGGCGCTTCAGGTGGCTGATCAAGAGCATCCCAATGCCAGTCTCCTCCACAAAGGAACGGAGCTTGGTCATGGTTACATCAATGAGCTTACGTTCGTCATGACTCTCATTGCCGGACATAAGAATAGATAAGTGGTCCAGTATAATCCAACCAACTTCTTTGGCAAGGGCCATAAAACGACAATCGCTGAGAATGCTATCAGGATCCACAGACCCAAAGCCATCACGTAGATATACGCTACCGGTGCCCAAAGAAGCATCAAAAGCCCTTTTAAGATCTTCCTCAGGCAGTTCATTGTTTAGATGAAGTGGTTTATTGGCTTTGACCGACATCAACCGTAGGGCAGTGCGTTGAAGACTCTCCTCCAGGGCAATGTAACCGACCTTCTCGCCTTGATCGACAAGTGATTGAGCTATCTCACCACAGAAGGTACTTTTCCCCACGCCGGATCCAGCGGTGATCGTGACCAATTCGCCTCGCCTAAGACCACTAGTGATACTGTCAAGAGCAGAATAGGGCCAATTAGCATCCCGACCATGAAGAGGCCGAGTTGCGAGAGTAAAGAGGTCTCGTCCGTCAATGACGGTTCTAGGGGAATAGGGCTTCTTGTTCCATAGGATAGCGGAGTTGATTGCTTCGTAGTCCTTGGCGATAAGAGCTTCATTAGCATCTTTGTAGGAATCCAGTCTGGCAATGAATAGTCGATCATGTGGGAACAAACTAGCACAGTCTTGTGCTGCCTGTTGTCCAGCATCATCATTATCAAAAAAGAGGATGATTGATTCAAACCCCATGAGCCACTTCAATTGATGTTGAAGAGACTTCTTGGCCCCTGCTGCTCCATTAGGGAGACTCACAACGGGCCAGGTGGATCGTAACTGGAATACACTAAGGCAGTCCAGTTCCCCTTCGGTGATGACTATTTCCTTACCACGTCCCCATAATTGTTGACCAAATAGGGTGTGGTCTTCGTTCTTTCCTGTCCAGTGAAAGTCCTTCTCTGCGTCCCTACTCTTAAATGCAACCAATTGGCCAGCCTGAGAGTAGTAAGGGAAGCGGAGAGTTTTGGAGTCGTGGTCATATCGAACGTTGAACTTCTTTAAGGTATCTTCCCTTAGGTTTCTACCCTTGAGAGGAACAAAGTCCCCAGTAAAGTTCATGAGAGAGGTGCGGGTTGTAATGATGGGTGGTGTGTCGTCCCCATGTTCATAGTAAAGGCAGGAAAAGCAATGCCCATGTCCGTCAGTATAACGAGCAAGGGCATCACTACTACCACAACTAGGACATGGTTCGTGTCTAAGAAACTCGCTCTCGGAGTGCATGTCGAACCGATTCAGCAGCGTTGGTCATTGAAGCATGATAAGCCATCCAATCTTCAAGCTCATCAATAATCGACTTGGCAATATCATCAGGGGTAATGTTCTTTGTATGAACATACTCTAGACATTCAACAAGAGTGTCAGCAAAGCGCTCACCGAGTTGCTTAAGGATTTGTTCCTTAGTTGCCGTTGCAGTTAGGATCATCGAACCAATCAAGTGGAATAGCATGTGCGGGTGCCCACAGAAAACCATTCTTCTCTGCCCACATTTTGTAGGTAGTTTTGCTGGTCTTTGTGAGCGTGTTGTGAGGCTGTTGGAAGACAAGTCGAATATCAAGATGAGGATGCTGCTTCTTTACGGCAAGCATCTTTCTTCGATCTTCTGGCTTGAAGTAGCCCTTGGCTTCCAAGATAACCCCATTGGGCAAGATAAAGTCTGGTGTATAGACAGCAGACAACGTGTAGTTAAGCTTTAGAGTTTCATATTCAAACTGGTGCCCATTCAGTTCAAACCACCGAGCCAACTTCTCTTCGAGGCGGCTACGGTATTGTGGCATCTATTCAAAATGGCACGTCGTCTTCGTCATAACCAACGGGGCCTTCCCCTGGATCCTCATTAGGTTCAAAGCTAGGGCTACCAGTCTTGAAGCCTTCCGACTTACCAAAGAGAGCTGCCACGCTGCTTTCATCCAGGCCGCCGCTATCAGAACCGCCGCCGCTAACCAGCTTGAGAACCTGTGCACCACGTACCTTGACGGAACAACCCACCTTTGCTCCGAACACATAAGGCTTCAGATCAACGATGAGTTTAACAACAGTGCCTGCCCAGATCTGAGTATCCAGATCAATAGGAACACCATCAGTATCCACCCAAGGAAACATGGGGCTGGAACTGTCACCACCATACGACACCTTCACCATTCCCTCTTCATCCCACTTAGGGAGTTCAGCAGAGAATCGCTTACCTGCCATCTTGTTTTTGCCCCATTCAAGGGCTTGCTCATAGATAGCATCAAACCTAGGAATCTCTTCCTCAGGAATGCAGAATCCAATGGTACAGTTGTTGAACTTACCAGCAGGAACCAAGGCGTTGATGTAACCCTTGAGGGTGGTGGTGATAATAAAACGAGAGTCAGACATTTTTGGTGATTTGTTCGTGGGTAGCGAAAAGAGAAAGATGATCAATCAAGTTGTCATCTAACAGTAGATCAGCCTTGGTGGCCAGGTACTGGACGTACTCAGGTATCCAAGAAAGACCATACTCAATGTTGAACTGTTCAGCCAACTCCAACGCATACGCATCAGAGGGAATGATACAGTCCATCAACAATGTTTCAGTATCAGTCATCGGTCAAGATACCTTCGATGTTGCCGTAGGTTTCATCGTAAGCCTCAAGACATTCCATTGCGTTGCTGCCAGACATTGCGTCACAAAGAAAGGCACACTCAGCAAAGGTACGACACAGAAAGTCAGTAAAGGATTCCGTAATGAAATCCTCTTCTTGATCATCCTGCTGGGCCTTCCATTCTTCTTCGTAGTTCTCCACCACAGAAGTGTGGATGCCTAGCCGTTCAGCAATGTCAGTGATCGAATAATCCATCAGCAAAAGAAATAGGCGGATTGTTGGACATCATTGATGTCAAGGGTATTCAACATGACACTCTCATCAAAGTCAACCCCCAGTTGCCTGGACCAATCCTTAAGAACTGGCTGTGAGTAGATCTCGACGAACTTGTCCCGAATCGCACTGCCCATGTCATCCATGTCGCAGGAACGACCCAACACGCAGTCATGTATCACAGTAAAGGGCCTGTCCCATTCAGCAAAGACCAAATGTAACAAGGCGGCATCCAGACTGTGAATGAGATTAGGGCTTGCTGCTGTTTTGGCCTTTTGTAGGTCAATTGTTCGTTCTTCCCATTCCTTTAGAAGAGAAGTGAGAATACGTTGACCAAGCAGTTTGGTGTTAATCCTTTCTGCTTCGTTACGGCGATACTCCTGAACAACTGGGAATCCAGATGGAGTGACCCACTCAAGTGTTGTTGCCCCTGATTTGATACGTTCCCCAGCAGCCTTCTGGATAAACTCCATTGACCGACAAGGACCATCAAATACTTTTCTCACACCATAACGGTAGATAGCCTTGACTATCTTTTGTAACTCACCCTTCTCAAGGGGAATCCCCTTAAGTTCCTGACGAATGTAATCCCTAGCACTGTTCTCCGTTACCCCGTAAGGCGTAGTCATAACAGTGCGCTTGGTCACTTTTCTGGTGATGTGATCGTGAAGATGCTCAGGAAGAATCTCCTTAGCCTTTTCAGCGACAATCTTATACCCGTCAGAAGGTTTGTCAGTGGGAACAACATTAACCATTTCAGCAGCAGTCTTATCCAATGCCAATGCTGACAAATGTTGAAGACCAGAACAAGTAGCATCAACAGACACAGGAAGACCAGAAGTCTTCTTGATTCCCTTGATAACACATTGATCATACTCCAACACAGCAGCAATAAAACACCAAGGTTCTTCTACTGATGACCACTCAGAGATTGTTCCCTCAGGATCATTAGCAAGATGACTCAAGAAATCATGGTTCTTAATGACCCATTCTATTCTTGCTTCCATTGGATGTTTATCCAGTCCATAAGTAGTAGCAACCTGAAAGGCTAACCACCATTCATTAACTGGTCCCTCCTCTTGGAAATAAATAAGACTCTTATCAAAGTCTGTTCCTTGAGGACTCAGGCTAGTTGGTATTGGATACACCCTTCCCCTAAAGTCAAATGACCAGGGAATCCAGAAGGTGTCTCCTTTGTATTTGTTGGCTACATACAGGGCTTCAGTTGTCCTGTAATTCTTCTGTGCCAGAGCTGAGTTCTGATCTTCAATCTCAGTTCTCATTCTCCGATAGGCAAGCTTATCCTCTTCCGAGGCACTTTCCCATGGCTCTGGCTTTGGCGGTGGGGGCGTAGGCTCCTCCGCTCTGAACTTACCCACAGTGATGCGGTGTTCCATACAGAAGTTGGCCAGCTCAAGAACCCTGTCGTTGATCCGATAGGGCACCTTCTGGAGCAGGTTCAGCATGACGAGGGCCTTGCTGTCCTGTAATAGTGTGCACCTTCTTGGAATCCTAGTCCTGATCAGCCTTGTGAGCTTTCTCAGGTCGTTCGTGAGGTAACCCCCCTTAAACTCTTCTGTCCAGTCGTTTGGCTCGCACAGCATGGGCCACATACAACCAGCAAACGCCTCAGCCTGCGCTAAGAGCGCCTCTTTGGCCCTTAAAAACTCAGGTTGGTACTCCAGGTAGGTAGGACTGTTCGCAGGAGCCCTGTAGACCGTTCTAGTGGTCACCCAGCCCGTAGACTTTGACAGGCAGTCCAATAGCCACCCGCCAACAAGGTGCCTAACGCTGGTGGGCCACCGTAATGGCTCAACATCATTACGCCTCATCACCGCCCGGTAACGCTGTACTTTGTAGGAATAACCTTTGTGATCGTGGATGTGTAGCCGTGCCTTGTTAAATAACTCAGGATGCTTACCACAAAATTGATCTAACATCACTTGATGATAGACCAACGTTCCAATATGGGTAGTAGCTGCCTGGTAGGTAAGTTGTTCAATTCTCCTTACACCAAGAATGTCAATAACCCCCTTTGCTGTAATTAAAGCCAAGATAGCAGGATCACAATCCTTGATAGGTAATACAGCCTGAGCTTTCTCCTGAACCCATCCTTGACTCACACGATGGAGCTTACTGCTGATCTCATTAGTAATAAGTTCAAGCCCCTTGTTAATAAAGGCCGACCCATAGACCGTAGAGCTGGCATACTGCCTCTCCTCAGCCATCCTGGTGCGTTCCCTAAGGCGTTTAATCGCCTCACTCCTTGCATCAAGTTCTCGCTGTAATTGTCGGGCGAGTTGCTCGGTCGTTGCCATAGCTGTCTAGGATTCCGTTAATGGTTGCTGTTTAATTAGACCCCTAGCATTACGAATAATCATAATCCTAGACACAACTTTGACTAGCTCCTGAGTACTTTCAGCCTCTTCCTCAGCACCATCAAGACCAAGTTGAGCCAATAACAATGTCTCAGGGTGTACATCAGGAAGCTTAGTTACTTCCCCTGTTTCTACATCCTGCTCATGGGTAGCTAATACATCCCCATGTGCCTCTAACCTAGACCCCAGATCAATCAATCTATCAAGACTACAATGCAACAACTCATACAGTTGTGCCTCATAATCATCCTGCGTGTACGATTTCCAACCCATTGATTTTAGGATAACGTGATGCCTTATTAAAGGCTTGATAAGCAAGAACAGTAGCTAACCCTTTCTTGTTAAGGTAACTGTATTGTTTGATGTTGTTGCGTTTGGCTAACCTACGCAACTGTCGCCACGTCAATACATCAGCAAGGTGCCCCGCTAATTCTTCCGGGTTTGGCAAGTGTTGACGGCTGGTGATACGCAAAGCGGATTCGAAGTCCATTCAGGTTCAATGTGGAGGGACAAATTGTTGACTGATTGAGTAGGGTTAAGCTCAAGAATTGTCATAATGGCTCTAGCCTTAGTCTCCGCCATAACGCATCCAGTAGTTCCATCAGGAAACCAATAAGAATAAGGAATAGTTGTCACTTACGCCTCAAAGCGGGTAACTTAAAGCAATACTCAAGATGTGCTTCCTGAATCTTATTGCGGATGTGAACAACTCTAGGCTCTGTTGTCATAGCAGCAGTCCTAAAGATCTGTACAACTAACATCCTTTGCATATCATTCAATGAGTCGCTTCCATGTTGTCGAATCTGTTCAATTAATCTCTTTAACTCTGGTGGATAAGAACCCCAGTCAGGTTCCTTTGTGGAAGTAGCCATGATTAAACAATAAGAAAGGGAAGGCGATAAGGCATGTCCTCTTTACGCAATCGCTTTGGTCTTGGATTCTCCAATTGTTTTAGGAGTGTTAATGCTTGCTCGATGTTCCCCGAGATAATAGCACGTTTGCAAAGGGTCTTTGTTGAGGGGACACGCTTAGGCTTCATTGCTATTCTAGTGTCCATCACTTAATTCCCATTAGGTTGCGGTACACCCGAATAAGACACACCAGCAGGACTAGGGGGCCCATAATAATTGCCGGTTGTGCCAATACTGGAGATGATAGCATATGTGATCGTGAGAGGAAGTAGGAATAAACAAAGGTTAGTAAGATGCTTTATCATGGTAGTGTCTCAGGATAGTAACGCTCACGAATGTCTGAATCATCATCATCACTTAAATCATCATCATCGTAGGCTCTGTCCTCCATTAATTGATACCATTCATCCAAATCATAAGTGTTGAGAAAGTCAGCGTTAATCATTTGATTAGCCTTCTGTAAGTGACCCAAGTTACAGCCTGAACCTGTGTTGGTGATAGTTCAACACCGCAAAGATCAGCACTACGCTTTGCAACTAATTGGTAGGCTCTCTGTATGGTCTCAAACAATTTAGGCGTGATAGATGGTGTTTTCGTTGTAGGGATACGTTCCCCAATAAAGATAGCGTAGGCGTGGCCATCGACACAGACGGCATTCTTATCACCCATAATAGAGCGATAGAATGCAACAACCTTTTGCCCATTTAAGATGTTAGGAATGGCCTCAGCGTCTACTGATTCCATATCTAACTGAAGGATAGCTATTGCCTTTGCTTTATTAGGGTTGAATGTACATACTTTAATGGCATTATAATCACCCCCAATACTCCACGTCTTAATCATAGCCTCAGCGTCGATACAGTTTCTCTCCCATTTATTGTTAGGGGAAAGTGCCGCGATGACACCAATAGCTTGACCCATAGTCAACCCATCATATTCATGGATTAACTTAACCCCTAAGTCATAGGCGCGTTGATACCAATTTAACCCCGAAACAATGTCAGCCTGTGATGCTAACATTAACATTCCTGAAATGTGGCGTGTGTTGGCTCTCATTGGTTTAAATTAGATAGAGTGTTCTAATGCTTTAGATTGAAAATCAGCCAACCAACAATAAATGTGATGTGCTTCCACTTCGTTAATGTGCTCCATTACATCATTGCTAATTAAAGCACGATTAATTAGTTTCAATAATGGTTTAAATTCATGTGGATACACTTCAACATTAACAGCGGTGTCATGTGTCATGGTTTTAATAGAGCATTTGATGGGTGATCGTGGCATTATTGATCTCATTAATACAAATGAAACCTAGTTCTTCCACAATAGATAAAGTGTTTGGTAATAGTGTTTTAAATCCAGAAAGGTTACAGAGTAGTTTTGCAGTGGCATCCACAGGGTAACAGCGGACGTTGCCGTAGCTAGTGGTGAGGCGAAAGGTTGCTGTTTTCATAATGAGTAGTCTCAGCGAGTGTGTACAATTTTGTTAGACAATTCATCAATCAATCCAGCAGGAAAAGCATCACGCAAGTCCTTAACTAAATCAGCATCAAGTTGATCACCATTGACAATAACAAACAATGCATCAAGTGCATTGATAATAGTCCTCCATTCCCAATTGTTAACAATAAGGTGGCGACCATGTGTGTCAGTCATTGTTGTTAATTAGTATGTGTGTTGGGTAACCTTAATGGTTACAGAAAGGGGAGGCGTTAATCTCTCCCCTAAGTGTAACGATCAGGATGCAATCGCCATAGCTTCCATTTCATTTACCAT